TTGAACAGTAGTGTTAATTGCGTTTGCGTGTTTGGTCTGTATTTCTAAATCACGTAATTTTGCAGTAAGTTTTATCTTACTGTCTGCATAAGCACGTATAGCGTTTAGTGCAATATTGCCACTTTCAGCCATAGCAGACGTACCAGCAGTGCCAGTAGTCAAAGACCTGCCACTGTTGATTAATCCTACACTGCTGTCGTATCGTGGTATTTTCATATTAAGTCACTACTACATTTTGTGCGCCAGTACCATATTTTGCTGCGTTATCCATATCTTGCTGGTAAGTTCCTATAGAAGTAACACTGCTTAACAATGTTGAACCCATTTGGTAATTAGCTGCTGTTATCATTCCTTTTAGTTCACTATCTGCTGCGCCTTTTTGTAGTGCAACGCCCTTTTCCAAGAACCACATATCGTTCTCAAATTCTTCCATGTCTGCTGCTGCTACTAAAAGATTACTGCCTGTAAACAATTGTCCGCCTGAAGCACCAACTCTTGCACGTTGTTCTGACAATAGTTTTTTCTGATCTTTCAAACGCTTTTGTTTTTCATAATGAAAATTTAATTGTCGCTCGTAATCTTTCCAAGCGGCATTAGCTTTCATTTGTTTTTTCTGTTGCTGAATACCCATAATGGTGACAGCCGTAGATGCCAACATTGCTGGTATTACTAATGCCTGAAACATATTATTTACCTACCTTTCTAATCACTGGTCACCAACGTTCCTGTGATACCTAGAACAGTAAAAGGCAATGGTTGTGTTTGTTCTACAATAACCTGACCTTCTCTATCCCAACCCAAATTGGACACTCTCTTATCGCCAGTAAACGGCTCTATGTTTTGACCAACGGGTGTTGATGATGTTCTAAATGGTATTTGGTCACCATTTATTGTTACGCCTACAGTTTCATGTAATCTTACTGTTACTTCATTGTATCGTTTAGGTCTAGCTTGGGCTGTACCAGCTTGTGCGCCAGCTTCAACCCTCATAGTTTTTAGTTTGCTGATGTAACCTAAACCGATTTCAATTTTTTTATAACCGCTAGAATTAGGCGTATTAACAGTAATGTTACCATTTGTTACAACTTGATTGGGGTATACTGCATCTCCTATTAATATCTGTACTGTTTCACCTTCTAAGTGATCTAAGTTAGAAATCACTGTAGAAGTGCCATTTACAAGACCTGCTAGGGTGCTGTCCATATTTACGTCTTTATTAAGATATTCAACGTATTTTCTTTTTACACTATTAATTGTTCTTTCAACAATCACCCATACCTGATTTTCTTCAGGTTCAGATATTGATGTAACTGATCTTACTTTTGACTGTGCCTTAAAAATATGTGTGCCTGTACCTGTACTAATTTGCACAATTGTTCTATCTATTGCTTGTTGATAGCTTTCTGCTAATTCTATTTCGTTTGCATTTTTAACAACTACAAAATATTGTTTACCATTTTCCAACCCCTGTAAGGCTGTGTTACCATTTCTATCATACGTAACAGGGTCGCCAGTAATTAATCCATGCGCTGTTTTTGTAATAAAGCCATTTTGTAATGGGTCTGTATTACTTCCTGTTATTTCTGTTGCTGCATTAACTTCTATCTTATTGTTTCCACCTAATATATGTCTATGCCACGCAACAACGTCTTCTTCACGTTTATACGTCATACCTAACAATACACCATCATCACGCACAGCCCAATAAATACTTTCAGGTTCTTGTGCATAGGCCACATCAACTATTCCTGTACCCGTTACATGTTCTGCTAACAAACACATATCAGGCGCAGCATACGCATCGTCTTCAAATTGATATGAAAACTCACGTATTTTTTTACGTTGTTTTTGTACAAACAGCACAACGTTACCAATTTGTATAGGTTCAGTTGTCCATCCACCATACGTAGTTTGCTGTGTAATTGTTACGTTATCAGGTTTTAATGGCTCACCTGTTGGTCTTCCAACTTTAAATTCACCACCTGCTGTACCCACGATCAAATCACGTGCAGGTGCAAGCCAACGAATAACGTTTACCTTGTTAGCTGCAATTGTGTAAATAAACGCATCAGCAGCATCACTGTTTCCTACATCAAAATCTGTGTATAAACCTGATTGTGATGCCCAAATTGTTTGTGGAAAAGCTGTAGAACCAGCAAAAACTAGACGCTGTTCATAGAATGATACTGTTCTTGGGTATCCATTATGTTCAGCCCATGCACCTAACGCCCAATCTGTAGACGCTGATGTAGACCCAATAGCTTCTTTTACTTCTACTGTGACTGACGTTGCACTGCTATATGCTGTTATTATACCCCAGCCATCACGTAATCTAAAATGTCTGCCAACGTCTGTTGCTGCAAAACCAGTTTTTCCATTGCTGTCTACAAAATCTGCGTTGTTTGCTGTTAATGTACGCCCTGTACCAACTGCTGCGTTGCTGATTGCAAATGTACGATTGCCTTTGTTGTTGTCTAAAAATGGGCCTTGTATAAATGTTTCGTCTACAATTTGCCACGATGTATGGCCTGTACGTGTAAGTTTTTTAGGGTCAAATGTTTCATGTACAATGTACATAGTATCAGCAGATTGCGTAAACTGTATTTCATACAACATGCTTTCTGTAATCGTAGTGGCAATTTCATAGACACGTGCTACTGTTCCACCTGATGTGTAGGCTGTGTATGCACTACTGTTTATACCACTTAATTCAAATGTATTAGCGGTTTGATTAGCAACAATAAAACGTTTGCCATTTACCTGTGTCATGCCGCTTACACCGCTAATGTAAACCTCATCACCATTACTATAACCATGACCAGTTACAGTTACTACAGCAGGGTTTGCTTGCGTAATAGCTGTAATGTTTTTATTTGCTTCAAGAATTGCACCGCCATCTTTGTAAAATCTGATGTATTGGTCACCAAATTCTAATACGTAGCTTTGTTCTACGTTAAATTCAAATGGGATAAGTCTGACGTTTTTTGTGCTGTCTTTTACTTCTGAAACGTAAATGCTGCCGTAGCGTCTTGATGCGCCACCTTGAGGGAATACTGTAAGATTTTCTAGTACCTCTACGCCATTGGCATACTTTTTAAAGTCAGTTTGCCCTGCAATTTTTGGTGTTAGTTCACCTGCTGTAAAGTTAGTTTGAAAAGGATGTACACGTGCCATTATTTTCTAAAGTCCGTAAATGTATTAGAAACAAGATCATCAATAAATCCTTCTTGTCCGTCAATACTACGTGCTTCAGAAAGTTTTTGTTGGTACATCTTGTCCATTTGCGCTTGTAGCTGTGTACTACCTGTTATTGCATAGCATAAATCCACACTAAGTTTTGCGGTCAATGTATCTACAAACATACTGTCAAACAGTGATGCATTTGTAATACGTGCAATGTATAGGATTTTTGCTTGATCTTCGTCTGTGACTAGTACCCTTCCGTTAGTTGGGTCATTTTCAATTTTGAAAATATAGTCAGGGTATTCCATTTCCAACACACGTAAACAATACGGGTTAGTTGGTAACGAATACATGTGAGAAAAACCATAAGCAGGTGCGCTACTTAGTTTGCTAAGTGATGCCCTTGTGATGGCAAAGTTCCACGTATGTTGCCTTAGTACGTGATCTCTAGCGTCAGGAAAAAATGCGTTACATAATCTAGCACGTTCAGTATCGTCAGTTAGGGCAGTGATCGGTTGATCGCCTAACCTTCTTAAAGCATTGCTGCATATAGATACGTCTGTTGCCATATTAAACTCATATAATTAATAGGTAAGGGGGGCGTTTTAGATTAACCCCCCCTACCATTCCTTTAGTCAGTTACGTACATCATGGTCAAGGTAATAGTACCTGTACCTGCTGCACCGCCCATTGTGACTGTAACTGGCACACCATTGTAGTCTGCATTTGTTTCACTTGCGAAACCTAAAGCAAGTGTAGAACATGCATCAACAAGTTGAGCAGTTGTAGAAGCTGCGGCTGCTTTATAAGCACCTGCGGCTGCTGACACTGCTGCGCCTGAACTGTCAGTATGTGCTGCATAACCAACTGCTAGAGTTGTAGAACCCCCTAGAGCATCATGCCCTAGTTTTGCTCCAACAATCCTAGCACCATTAGGCAAGTTGAACATTTCAATAACATCGCCTGATGCTAGTGAAGATGCTTCGTATTCGCCATAAGCAATACGAACTCTACCTGCCAATTCGTTGGTTTTAGTCTTTTCAGAAGGGCTGTTAACGCCCCACTGTGTCTTCTGAATTGAATATACAGTAGCCATTAGTTCATCCCCCCTTATTCAGTACAAGCAATCTCTACCAATTTCTCATCTTCTACTCTCGTAGCACCGATGGTCATTGATAAAAATACCTGTGTTGCGTAATTCTTGTCAGCACGTTCAGAAATCCTAGTGGATACATCTGCCCCTACTGCAAGCCCGATTGATGATTTACAGAATGCAAGCACTTGTCTGTTGCTATTACTGTCCAAACCAAGACGTTCAGTACGGATAAAGTTGAAACCTAAAAAGGTGTCAATTTGTCCTTGTACCAACGCTTTGACTGAAGCGTAATCTGCTGAAGTTACCTTCTGTAGATTTAGCAAGTTAGACATTTGTTTGCTTGTTGCAATCATGTAACGTGGTTCGTCAGGGTCAACGTCATTGCCATCCAAAATTTCTTTGGCTTCAATTAGTTTTTCCAAAGTCAAACCTGCGCTACCATGCGCAATCTTCTGTGCTGATGGTAGTGCAACTGTCGTGCCGCCACTAACACCGCCAAAGGCGTTGCCTGTTGCTGCTGAGATGATTGCATCATCCATTGCTCTACCCATTGCCCACGCACCTGCCATAGCATATTCGCTTTGCGGTGAGATAAGCATTCTGACCTTATCTTCTTGGTCGATAAGATCAGCCCAGTCATAGTCATCCATAGTTACTTTACGTCTGCTATGTGGTGTGTCCATTCTTGGCGTATCGGCATGTCGAGAAGTTCTCTTTTGTGCCGCTACAGACCCAATTCGCTCAAAGTAATGCGATTTTCCTGTAACTGTTTCAGTTCTAACCGCTTCCCTCAAACGTGAGCCTTTTTGCTGTGCCAAGTGAAACACATTACTTTTGTACTGTTCTACAAAAGCTGTTGTGATTTGTACTGACATAGTCACTACTCCTTTTCGTTTAAGTTAACATAATCGGTTTTTATCCTTAACAGGGAAACCTTACAGTAACGTACTGTCGAACGGCATTTTAGGTTGCACACCCACAGCTTTGGTTGTCCATTACGGGCCTAATACTGTACGATAACTATACCATATAAATAGTTAATTACCATAAACTTTTTCATGCAACTGTCGCATACGCTCTATTGCTGTTTTATGTTCAGGGTGAGAAGCATCAAAATATGGGTGTTTTGGATTAGCCATTGTTGATTGTATTTCATCTTTAGCATCCAATGGTGAAACCGCAATATTACTGTTTTGCGTATTTTTTGCCATATCTTCAGTTACTTCAGCACCTAAACGTGCAAACAACTTAACAACGGCAGGGTGATTACCTGCTGATGTATTCATAAGCTGCATAATTTCTTCATCGCCATAAACCTGCAAAGCTCTTTTTGCCGCACGTAAGTTTTTGTCGTACTCAAGCCCCCAATCTTGTTTTAGTTGGCTTTCGGTTTCTTGCTTTTGCGCTGAAAGCATTGCTGGTTCATTTTGCAATTCATTGTTAATCGCACCTGCTTGATACTCAATCAATGCATTAACTTGGTTTTGGTTTAATCCAATTTTGTGCGCTACACCCTTAAATTCATTTAGTGCGCCATCATCAAAATATTGCCCAAGTTCCGTTGGTACGTTTATTTCGTACCCGTTTGCATCAGTTGGTCTACCAAGTTTGTCATACAACTCACCAAATTCTTCTTCAGTTTTTGGCAATGGAATACGATTACCCATTTGTTTTTGTTGATGTACGACAGTCTTTGCTAGACTTTCTACATCTTTAAAGTTTGACAAGGTA